CAGTCTCTATATCCCAAACGGAACAGGCCGGTGAAGCTGTAATAGGTCACGCTTTGCCACGATTGGAAACGATGCCGGCAAATGTTGCTGGATCTTATGGCGGTGCAATAGCGGATTGGGCTAAGCGTGTTTTAGATATTGATTTGATGGATTGGCAGCGCCATATTGCTAATCAAATGTTTAGTTTTGATGATGCCGGCCAGTTTTGTGCCCAGATCAATTTGTGCACGGTTGCTCGACAGCAGGGTAAAAGTGTTTTGCTCAAAGCCTGTTTAGGGTGGATGCTCACCGATTACGTGGCAATAACTGGGGAGCCACAAACCATTATTAGTGTTGCCCACAAATTGGATTTGGGCGTAAATCTGTTCCAAGAATTGGCGCCAGTTTTAGAGGCCAAATATGGTGCCAAAGCGAAATGGAGTTACGGGCGTAATGAGCTCAATATTGGTAGCTCGCGGTGGATGGTTCGCGCAGCTGTACCCAGCGCAGGTCATGGCTCCAGTTGCACCGCCCTGTTTATAGATGAGCTGTGGGATATATCGAGCGAAACCCTAGATATTGGTTTATTGCCAACCCAGCGCGCACAAAAAAACCCTATTTGCTTAATGTTTAGTACCGCCGGCGATGAACGCAGCGAAGCCATGAGCCGATGGCAAGAGCAAGGATTGCGCGCCATTGATACTGGCCAAAATAACGGCCTATATTTTGCGTCATATTCCCCACCGCCAGAATTAGACCCAATGACCCCACAGGCTTGGGCGTATGCCAACCCAGCTTTAGGGATCAGGCTCGCGTTATCTACTTTGCAACGTGAAGCGGCCAGCCCCAACCGCGCTGGGTTCCTACGGAGTAGCTGTAACACTTGGGTGCAATCAGAGCAAGCATGGCTAATGCCGGGAACATGGAAACGTTTAGCAACAGACGAAATGCCAGCGCCCGGCGGTGTTGCAGCCTGTGAAACGTCACTAGATGACGGGCGTTATGTGTGCATCAGAGCCAACACCAACGAAGCCGGCGAAACCATTGTAATGGTGGCGTTTGTGGCAGATACCAGCGCCCAATTTTGGGAACAATTACAACGTTTAGTTGAACAGCAACCCACCCTGCATTTGGCGTTATCGCCCACCCTTGATCTGAATTGTCCACCAAACTTGGTACGAAAACGTACAGTTGTTGGCTATCGAGAAATTACACAAATGACGCCATTGGTTAAAAACCTTATTAACGAAGCGAGGGTTAAACATTATGGAGACAGCCAACAGCTCGCGGAACACATGGGGCGCGCTGTGGCTGTACGTTCTAATTCATCCATTGCGTTGAGCTCCCAAAAATCTAGTGGGGCAATAGAAATGGCGCGCTGTACCGTCTGGGCGGTAGGACTATGCGCAAAACCAGTAGCGAGAATAACAAAACCAGCGTTTGCCACCAGTAGCCAGCTCCGGAGTGCCTAATATGGTGATGTATGGCAATTTTTAGAAAAGTAAACACCATGCCGGCAGCGGCGGTACATGAGCAAATTAACGCGGCTGCAGGTGTTGCCGGCAACCCCAACGTGAACAATTTTATTGCGTACCAATCGGGGTTTGATCGAGCTAACGCCATGCTGTCGCCTACTATTTCGCGTTCGCGTGATCTGATTTGTAGCATGGTTGGTGCATTGTCAATTGGCCAATATTCTCTGCAATGGACTGGCGAGGATTTAGAGGAAATGGCAATTCCGCCGGATGTGTGGATGCAGCAACCAGACCCCAGCACTACGCGAAATTGGATTTTAAGCCAAACCACCGACGATCTAATTTTTCATGGCCGCGCGTTTTGGGTAGTAAAAAAACGCAATGGCTACGGTTTCCCTACAGAGTTTGAGTGGATCCCGGCGGCAAGCGTGCAAACACTTGACCAGCAACCACCCGTTTGGTTTGGTATGTCAAACCAATTAACGTTTACCGGCTTAAAACTAGAAACCCAAGACGTCATACAGTTTTTGAGCCCAATCAATGGGTTGCTTTACACAGGGCAGCGCGCATTGCAAACAGCATTTAGGTTGGATAGATCAGCCGAGCGTTTCGCCACTAACGAAACGCCAGCCGGATATTTACAGCAAAAAGGTGGGGAGCCGATGAGTGGCGAGGATCTATCAAACCTTGCAGCCGCGTGGAGTGCTGCAAGGCGTGAAAGCGCGATAGGTGCTCTAAATGAGTACGTGGAGTGGGTAGAAAGCTCACTAGATCCATCAAAGCTGCAATTAACAGAGGCGCGCACATATCAAGCATTAGAGCTCGCCAGAGTTGCCAATATCCCACCCTATTTGGTTGGGGCACCAACTGGCGGCGGCATGACGTACGCAAACGCCCAGCAAGCCAGACAAGATCTTTACTTGTTCGGCGCCAAACCATACATTGATTGCATCGAACAAACACTAAGCATGAATAACGTGTTACCGCGTGGCCGGTATTGCAAACTAGACGTAGCAGCCTATTTAGAGAGTTACGACTTGGGGGCTGGTTCGGATCCAACCGCTGCAGGTGCCGAGCCAGCCGCCACCAATATGGGAAAATAAAAACATGATCCAATTCCAAGCAGAAAAAATAACGATTGATGCCCAAACCCCAGAGGGTTTGCCTAGCAGATCCATTATGGGTTTAGCGGCGCCCTACAACGTGGTTGCCGAAGTAAACAACGGCCAAAAGGTACGTTTTCTTGCCGGCGCGTTTGACACTAACCAAACACCCAAACTAATCATGAACCACGACATGACCCAGTTGGTAGGCAAAGTAACTGAGCTGGTAAATACCGAGCAGGGGCTTTTATTTACCGCACGTTTCAGTAAAACCCGTGACGCAGAGGATGCACTACAACTGGCCTTAGATGAAGTGCTCGATAGCGTGTCAGTTGGCGCGGAACCGATAGATGCAACCTATGACGATGAGGGCGTGCTAAATGTCAGCAAAGCCAACCTAATTGAGTTATCATTAGTTCCAACCGGCGCGTTTAGCTCCGCGAAAATAACTCAGGTTGCAGCGTCTGAGCCCGAAAAAACCCAAGAATTAGAAATACCAAAAACAGAGTTGCAACCAGAGGAGACAAATCAAATGGAAATTGAAGCAGAGAAGCCAGCAGAAGTAACAGCGCCAATTTTTGCGGAAGCAAAGCGCCCATTGCGTATGCCATCACCAGCGGAGTACATCGCAGCGTTTTACAAAGGCGGCGATACTTTCCACAACATCAACGCAGCAATTGCAGAAAACAACCGTTACAATTTTGCTGCCGGTGACGTAACTACCACCGATTATGGCGCATTGCCTGTGCCGGTAGTCCAGCCTGTCTATACAAATATTTCGTATTTGCGCCCAGTCATGACAGCAATTGGCGCACGCGCAATGCCAACCGGATCAGGTACCACGTTCAACCGCCCATCGATCACGACACATACCAGCGTTGCTCAGCAAGTAACTGAGCTTAGCGCGCTGTCAAGCACCACAATGGTGGTTACCGATAACTCGGTGGTTAAAAAAACTTTTGGTGGTACCGCGTTGGTTTCCGAACAATCAATAGATTGGGGCGATCCGTCATCCATCAATATTGTTTTGCAGGATCTCGCAGGCCAATACGCAGATGCAACAGATAACTATTGCGCGGATCAGATCACAGCAAACGCAACTGTGCATGGCACATGGAACGGAAACGCAAGCAGCCTAGTTGCAGATATTTACTCAGCTGCCGGAGCAATCAACAGCAGCACAAACGTACAGGCCACGCATTTATTTGTTGCACCTAACGTTTTCCAGTTGATTGGCGGCCTTGTGGATGGGTCGAACAGGCCTTTATTTCCGACGGTTGCACCATATAACGCAAGCGGCACACAATCAGCAGCATCATGGAACGGCAACCCATTGGGTTTGACAATGGTTGTAGATAAAAACTTTGCAGCTAACACCATGATCGTGGCCTGTGCAGCTGGCGCGTTTGCTGGGTTCGAGATTTACGAACAGCAAAAAGGTGCCATTACTTTGGAGCAGCCAGAAGTTTTGGGTAGGCGTGTCAGTTTCAGAGGGTACCTAGCAACCCTTATGATTGATGCTACAAAGTTCCAAAGCATCAACTACCTGTAATTAGGCCTCTCGGAATAGGCTGTACCTGTGGCAACGTTTACGATTACGCACACGCAAATATTGGATAACGTTGCCACAGTTCAGACTTTGACCAGCAACACAGTTGAAGTAGGACAAGAATTCACCATGAGCGGTAATGCAACGTTTAACGGCACCTACGTTTGCACAGCGCGCCCAGAATATTTATTCATTGGCGTGGATGAGTACGGAGATTATCTCTACGACTACAACGAAATAATCCTAAACCAAGTCCAGTTTGCCAAAACAGCTGCAAACCAAGAACGTGCAGCATCAACCGGCACGCTCACTCATACCATCGTTTGCACATGGATAACAAGCTCAGATGTAGAGGATTGGCTCGGGTTTACCGTCACAAACCCATCAAGCGATTACGATTTATTGACCATTGCGACTGGGGCAGCTAATGCGTGGTCATTTCGCAAAAGGGTTGAGGCCGGGTATTTTGACAGCGCGGTAACAGCGCCCGGCTCAGACGTCAAACTAGCAACCATCATGATGGGCGGCGCCCTGTATCGGGAGCGCGGATCCATTGACCAATACCAAAGTTTTGAGCCATTGAGCACAGGCTCCCCAGTTGGTGGCTCAATGGGTCAGATCATGCGCTTGCTAGGTGTTAATAGATCACAGGTTGC